CCGCCGTAGCGGACTTCCATCCCGCCCTCGGTGAGCCACTGACCACGCCGCAGATCTTCGTCTTTGTTCTGGATGTTGTCCTGGAAGTTCGTATCCCTTCCACGCAGCGGACGCCACCGGATCGCACTGAAGTCGATGATGAACATCGAGTTCGTATACAGGGTGTTGCGATTCATCAAGGGATGAGTCTTGATGAGCACGTTACCCTGCGGCAGAATGAACTTGTTGAAGTTCATCCCATACACTTTTTCCATGCCGCCGAAGGTCAGCTGACTTGCCGTAAGACCAGCGTCGGTGTGAAGCGCGATGTTGAAGCGATTGAGCGCTCCGTTGCCGGCGAAGATGATCCTCGTATCACCGGCGGGCGTATCGAAGTCGAACACGGGCTGGATAGCTTCGAGGAAGCTGTTACCCCCAGCCGCTGCATCAGCAATTCCCCAGTTGTTGGCGAGGATCGTGGTGTTCGCCGCAGGGATGAACTTGCGAAGCCCGTCCATCGTGCGAAGGGGCTTGCCGTTGGCGCCGACACCTTCGGAACGCTGCCCGAACATCAGAGCCATCTCGATATCACGCGAGTGATCGAAGGTCTTGCGCTTCTTGTCGTTCGCTACAACATCGCCGGTGCGGACGTTGGTCTTCTCCGCCGTCCCGGTGAGTTCGTACGAGGTCTTGAAGATCTGCGTGTAGTTGAAGTACTTGATCGGATTGCGCGAAACGGCGTCCGGCGCTGCCGTGCCTTCCGCGTATGCCGAACCAAGCTTCAAGAGCCACAAATCGTTGGCGATCGCCGCGGCCGTCGTGCCGGCCTGCCCACGTTTCACCGTGAAGGCGGTGCCGGACTGAACACTGACGACCTCGATGATTTCGTGATCGAAGGTCGCGTTGTCGGTGGCGGGCTCCACGAGGAGCTGATCGCCGGCTTTGAGGTGAGTCGCGAGTCCATACGAGTTGCCCGGCGCCGATGCACTCGGATCGCTCGTATCGACGACGACGTTGGTGTCGCCTGCGCCAAGTGCCCCGGCGACCTGCAGCCGGATGATATCGTTCGGCTCGTCCCACCACGAAAACTCGGGATCGTCGGTGCTTTCCTTCTGCACCCTGGACATCAGCGCAAAGAGCGGAGTGACGCCGTTCGGATTGCGCCACAAAATCATTTCACGGAAGTTCTTGGGGCGTTCGTCTGTGCCCCAATCACCTGATCCGCGTAGCCCTGCAACAGCAGCCATCTTACTTCTCCTTAATCAAGGTCGAGGTCCTCCATGTCGAACTCGGCATTGAGGCTCTCGAACCTATTTGTTGGTGGGGAGGGTGAAGACGATGGAGGGCTGGAACCAGCCGGCCTGAACGGCGCCGGGGCAGCTTCTTGCACAGGTGCGGCGGCAGGAGGAGCAACCGCTTGGGGTTGTAGCTGAAGCGCAACAACGGCTTGCGCCCCGACATCCCTGATGAATTGCTCGACCGATGCCGTAGGATGCACCTGACGATAAGCCTGTCCTAACGAGACCACGGTCTCGCGATGCTGCGTTGGATCGAGTTGCGGCCATGCGCCGAAGAACTGCGTCTCTTGCGTGTTGCGGCTCTCTCGCGCCTGGATCGCACCATCGACCAATGCAGGCATTTGATTGAGTACGTGGCTTATGGCTCCACTCACAGCGTCCATATATACCTTGGACATGAGCTGCGGAATTACCTCGGCAGCATTCTCATCCAAGTTCTCCGCCATTTCAGGACTTATCGCGTAGTGCTCCTTGGCGAGGACTGCTTCGGCCTCCCCGCGGTACTTCGCGTAAGCCGCCTGGGCTTCCTCCGGTGTCTGCTGAGGAGCTTGGGGCTGTTGCACGGGCTGCGGTTCCACTGGCGCGGGCGGCGCAACCGTCTCGGGCGCTGGCGCTGCTTCTTGCGGTGCAGGCACGGGAGCAGGCTCTGGTACGGCGGGAGGAGCTGGTTCGCCCGTAGGCTCAGGCTCCACCGGCGGCGCCGCGGCGGGTTCCGATGCAGGCTCCACAGGGGCAGGCTCGGGCTCCTGGGGCTCAGGCTCGACCACAGGATCTTCATCTTGAAGGTCAAGGTCGAGGTCTTCTTCGTCGGTCTCTGCTAAGAAGGCATCCAAGCCCTCAAGCGGGGCTGGTGCTTCGGGATCGACTTCTGGCTCAACTTCGGGTGCTGCTGCAGTATCACTCATCTTGGTTATCCTCTGGAGTTGTTAGCGCATCAATGACCGATTGAGCATCGTCGATCATATGCGCGGGAGTTTCCATTACACGCTGTATGGCGCGAAGTTCACCCTTCATGCCCTCGGCGCGCCGCACATCCTCTTCTCTCATGGCAGGCTGGTTAATTCGTATCTGCAAGTTCTTTATTTCCTCGGACATACAGGATCGAAGAATACTCCAACCTTGGTGGCCAAGAAGCGAGGGCATCACATTCTTGACATTGACAGCCTCACTTCGACGGAGATCAATTTCGTCTTTCATCCTGTTGGTCCCACATTACTGACCTGTCCGAGCTGTGGATTGGCCACATCCTTCACCCCGGATCGCGGGGGCGCCGCCCCGCCGAGGGGCACGACATTGCCTTGCTGTGCCTGTCCTTCAAGCTGTGCATCTGGCAGGACTTCGATCTTGAACTGGTTGATATTCTTCAAGCCGGCGAGTTGCGCGACCCAAGCAAAGATGCGACCCATGTCGTAGGTCTGCATGATCTGCGGGAAGTTACGAAGTTGCCCAAGCATCTCCCGCCACAGGTTCGCCTGGGCAAAGCGATCCACCGGGAGCGTTCCATCTACTGGGACTAGATCAAAGAACCCCGAGATCGACGAAGGATCCACATTGATGAACTGCTGGCCTGCTTCGAGAGCCAGGTCACCGACAAGCTTAAACTTACGTTCCGCGTCAAAGAATTGCTGTGAATTCTGTACGAGCATCTGAGACCAAGGCGCCCAACCCATAGCACCAAAGTATTCTGCGGTTGTTTTAAGCCTATTGATCCCGAAGCTCGAAGAGGTTCTAACTTCGGTGGCTGTTTTGCGTCCACTTTGCTGAAGTACTCCCATGATTTGGTCATTAACACCGAGAGCCCGCTCACCGATCTGAAGCATGAACTGCATATCACGCATATGATTTTGTGTCACATCAGTGACCTGGAGTTGCTTCATAGCGGTGGAGGGATCGGTGCCATAAGCCGAAGGTTTGAGGCGGATAATGCCGCCAGGAAGCGGGTCCTGCACGTCCTTCATAACGACGCGCGAGGGATCGACAACGAACTGATCGTTCATCACCTTCCGCACATTATAAAAGTGGGCATTGAGGAGCCAGTCCATGGTGTTCTGAATTGGCTCAGCAATGTCTGGGATGCCCCGGCCAAAGATAGAGTATCCTTCGGGTTCGAGTTCCAAAACATTGAAGGGGAACTTATTGTGCAGAGCTCCGAGAGGCTGAGCCCCCATCACAACCTCGAAGTCTGAAGTCACAGTGAAAACCCACTTCTCGGGCATATCACCCTTACCCAATCCCCACGCCGAAGGAATGAGGTCGATATAGAACTCATAGAACTTTACGACGTCGCCCGCTTTACGGTCCTCAGAATCAAATCCCGCGACGTCATCAGTCGCCGGGAGGTCGAGCTGCCCGGAGCCGGCTTCGCGCTCCCCCGCGCTGGTAAAGCCTCGGCGGCGCAATCTGTCGATGTTGATGTAGAGGCCGGCTTCTTTCCGCCGGAGGATGGTGTTCCATCCAAGCTCGTTGTAGACACCACAGAATTCGCCCTTCTGGTAGTTCGCGAAAGTGACGCGCGGATCAGGGAGAAAGTCGTAGGGACGGACATTGTAGACTTTGTTCCCTTCGTAGCCGGGCACGCGCTGCGTGAACTTTCTCTTCTTGATCTTGCCCGTCGGCACTACGCCGAGGAAGAGTTCTTCCTCTTCCTCAATGACGGAGATGTTGTTGAACTCTTTTTCCCAGTATGTACCAAGGACACCGATACCGTACTTGCCAACGTCCGCAAGCCAGATATAAAGCGGGACGAGGAATTCGCCCACCTGGACTTGATAGTCCATTAAGGCTTCTACGGCTTGGGTCTGTTGCATGGACTCGCCGTGCCGGCCGGTAAACTGAAGCACAGGAGTACGGGACATAAACACTGTGGTCCAGTAGGTGTGCGAGGCCATCTGAATGGCGTAAGTGTAGGGTACTTGAAGAGTGGTGTATTGCGGCTGCCCGCTGTTCTCGCGCGCGGCTCGTCGCGATGCGTCGACATCACTCTCAGGAAGGTACGCTAGGGTCTTCTCCTCAGCCTTCTTCCATTTATTATGCCGTGCCTGGAACTCACGCTTGGCGAAGTGAACGCGGTCCCGAACGCCTGTAATGATGCGCCGGTGGAGTCGTGAGTCAGGCTTGATGTCGAGTGTTACTCCAGGCATCACACTTGGCCCCCCGGCCATGTAAAAGCGTCAGCGCGCCCACGAAACACGGCCCATGCAGCATAAAAACGATAAAAGATGTTCCACATACCTTGCCACTGAAGCGGACGAGCAGCAACCCATTTATTGTCAAGGAGAACTTGAGTATCATTCAAGGCTGCAAGATCTTTATAAGCATAAATATACATTTCAAGGCGCTCCTCTTTGATAGCTCAGGGCTTTGATTTCTTTCTCTTGAAAGATTATTTCGTCATACTCGTCTTCCTCGAGATCGAGCGCGCCCTCACCGCTTAGCTCAGCAACAGCGACGGCGACGGCTTCTATAAGATCGTCGTTAGCGACGTCAGGATAGGCACGAAATTGCTCGATGAACTCGTGCTGATCAGAGCGTACATGAAGGTGCCCGTTCGCGGCTATGCCGCTGAGTCCGTCCACGATGCGGTCAAACTTTTTGCGCTTGTCGTCCATCTCCTTGATAACAAAGTAGCGACGTTGGTGCTCCATCGCTTTGCGCAGTATCCACGCCAGGGTGCGCTGATAGGCAACGGCTTCGACGATGACGCGCCGTGGCTTCCACTTCAGCGCAAGGCGGAAGAATTCCGCTATGGTCCAGTTTGGCTCGTGACCACGCTTCGTAGAGTATTCCAAGAGGTAGTAGTCGCCTTTGTGCTTGCCGACGACAGCGAAGGCTTCGTAGTCCTTGCCGCGCAGGCCCTTGGCGACCTGAATCTCTGAGGGCGGCGGTACGGGGTCAATGGCGAGGATCTTAATCATGTGCTCAGGCTCTAGCTCGTAGTGTGTGAGCCATCCCTCGTTGAAAGCACAGGTCTCCGGCGAGATAAGCTTGCACTCTTTTTCACGAAGCCACAGAGAGAGCTTGTTGCGTTCGATCGCGGCTTTCTTTTCCTCGCGAAGCACAACACTCGGCCAACGCTCCGGCCATACACTTTCTTGTTGTTCGAGCGGATAAGATGCTGTTTCCGGAGTAAAGCAACCGAAAGCGGCACTCTTCCACTCACGATCCTCGAGAGCCTTGGTGCTGGCATCTTGCTTGTTGAGCGGAGTCTGCAACATGACCATCTTAGCATCAGGTGTTTCTGACGCAGGAGAAAGAGACTCTTTGAGTGCTCCATAGATCAGGTCCTCGATCTTCTGCCTGCCCTCAGGTGTGGCAGAGTTTTCTTCGTCGATAACATCGTCGATCACGATAAGGTCCGGGCGATAGTCGTCCATGTTGATACCACGAACCGAGCCGGTGATTCCCATCGCCAGGATATTCACAGGATAGTCATCGATGCCATGCTTGATCTCGACCTCGGTGTCTTGCCACTTCGAGCCCTTGCTGAGCTTGAAGGCGCCCGCGAAGTCTCTATTAAACTCCACTTGACGTTTGATCCACTTGACGCTCCGAACGGCATGACCCTCGGACTTACCGATATATAGTATAGTGTGAGCCAGTCCATAGGCAATTCGTTTGGCGGTGTATAGGCGAAGTATTGAAGNNCCTCGAAACACTTGAATATTAACAAGGCGATTGTCTCCTTCTATGAGCTTCCAGATGTCGGTGTGGAAAGCGGGAGTTACTTGACGCACAGTTTTGGGAAAGAAGGTCTGGCAGAAGAGCCCGGAGTCGATAGCGCAAAGCTCGATGAACTCGTCGAGCGGAACCTCGGTGGGCTCAGTGTAGGTCATCGCCGACCTCCCCATAGGTGGACAGCGAGGCGTCCGGTGGGGACTGCGAAAGGGTCTTTTGTAAAGGAAAAACGCTCGGGAAAGGCTGTGTCGGGGTCAAACCACCTGACAACCTCGCAAATAGAATAGTTCCAGTCCGGGCCAAAAACGTACCGAACGACGGGCTCGTAAAGTTTGCGCGTTTGCCACCAGGCATCTGAAGTATGTTTAAGCTTGAACTCAATGATCGTAATGCGCGAAGCACGAAGATCAAGCAAGAGGCCGTCGGGTTGGCACCACAGCGGGTGGGCGGTGCGGAAGGGCCACAAGCGGAACCAAGGCCCAGGCACATAGCTTTGGGGGAAAAGCTTTTCAAAGTGCTCATGTCCTTTGCGCTCATATTTAAGCCCCTGAGCCCGACGACCCCTTCGTCGGACGTTTCTTATAAACGGTGGAGCTGTGAGCGCTAGTTCGGCGTGCTCAAACTCCCCCGCGGGACGGAAGTTATTGGGCGGAGGGCAAAGGTTGCTCTGATACATCCTCGGCTTCAATAGTTGCAGGAGCTGGAAGTGACTGTGCGCGCATCTTAGCTCTGGCGCGTTCAAGAAGTTCAGGGTCGGCCCCGTTCAGGATCACAATATTGGTGCCCTGGGCGGCACCATTGTTTTGGTTGTTGTTCTTCGTATTATAGCCGAGGGCCGTGAGGGCAAGGGCTGTGGATTCGCGAAGTTCGTCCATCTTGAGCTTAGTGTCGATGCCGAGGGCGATGCGTTCGCGATCTTGCTGAATCTTGTCGTGCATCGTGTCGAGGCCGGCTTCGGCTACCTTGGTGGCCTTGTCCGCAATAGTCTCCGAGACGATGCGCTGGTGGTCGAGGAGGCGCTGATCGCGATAATTCACAAAGGCGTCGGAATTGCGAATGACCGAGATCGAGCCGCTGCCCATGTCGAGATCGCGGGCGCAGTCGAGCATCGAGCCGCCCGGGTGGGCTAGTTCCCAGTCGACGATGGCAACGTGATTGGGAGTGATTCGCTTGATCTGTTGTGTGGCCATGTTGGATAGTATAGTGTAAGACATAGTGTGATGTCAATAGAAATAGTGAAGTATTGCTTCGTGAAGGGGGCGGTGAATGGAAAACTGGAAAAGTTTTCTGAGTGGTCTTTAACACACTCAGCGACCACCCCTCGGGGGAGGGTGGCGGGGTATGGGTACTCGGTCGCACGGCCGGCCGATTTGCTGGCATACATTATCCCACGAACTAAGGATTAGGAATATGTTCTTGTTGACATTGCCGAGGATATTTGGTAAGATATCTCGACGATGGGGGAGCCTCATCGTTGGCCGCGCCGCGGTCTGCTGTTTGATAATAGAAAAGGACTACGCGCATGAAATACTATGCAACCTATACGGTTGACATTCCCGATGTCTTAAGCCAAGCCGTCGGTCCGGCCAAAGTCAAGGCCATTCTCTTCGAAGCGCTCGATAGCCTCTTCGAAGGTTGGGCGCATCCTGCCTTGGTGGAAAAGATCAAGATCACCAAGACTCGTAACGAAAAAGAATAACGGCGCGTAAACTCTGGGGAGCCTTCGGGCTCCCCCCTTTTTTTCACCAACACTATAGAGGATCTTAAAATGCCTAAATTCGAGCACAGGCTTTTAGAAAAGATTGCGCTCAAAATACCTGACGCGCAGCTAAGAATTGCCTTGACAGGCGCAGTTTTCTTTGCTATGGATAACCTCAAGATATTCGAGGAAAAATATGGCTCCTATGGCCGCGAAGGCCTGCGCCGATTGATGGAGGACACTGAATAAATTAGGGGAGCTTCGGCTCCCCCTTTTTTTGCCCGCGCCGCGCCCGATCCTAAAACACAGCTTCATGGTGTTAAATATGTTAAATTCGGGCCGCCGAGATATTTCTTTGAAGTCACCGCATTTTTTTGTTGACACGGGTCAACCGCCCCGTCATAATAGGTTATCGTGAATGTTCACGATTTGCTGTTTCACATCTTTTATAGGAGACTTCCCAATGGCACGAGAGTCCATTGCAAAGAAAGTTTACGTCGATGCCGAAGGCGGCGAGTCCTCGCACGCCGGTCCGAACGTAGTTGAGCTTCGTTTCGACTTTTCCGATGGCACCCAGATAGGTGTCACGAAGTCGAACGTCGGGGCGACGTGTCAAATCGCTTCGTTCTGGCACGGCCTAGCGCAAAAGCTGGGCGACACCTACGCCGGAAAGACCGTGGCCGAGGCCATCGAAGCGGTTGAAACTGTCCTAGAGCGTTTGGCCGCCGACGATTGGGTGAAGGCCCGCGAAGGCGCGGGAGCCCGACCTAGCCTCGTCGTAGACGCCATCATCGCCGCCCTGGTCGCCGCCGGTCAGGTCGTGGACGAAGCCCGAAAGGCTGGTATAGTCGAAAAGACCAAGGACAAGGCAGACCGCGACGCCGCCCTGGCCAATCCGGTTATCAAGGCCGAATACGAGCGGATCAAGGCCGAACGTGCCGCCGCCCGCGCATCAAAGGCCGCAGCCGCAGCCGAAGGCCAGACGCTCGACTCCTTCTAGCATCTCCCCCAACTTATCCCCCTACTTCGGTGGGGGGATTTTTTTGCCCCGCTTTCCCGTAGCCCCTAAAATACAAGGGGCGCTTTCCGAGTTAGAAAAGGGGCGGTCTCCCACATAGTACGATAGTATCATAGTACCATAGTATCATAGTACCATAGTACCATATCGTCTGATAATGCATAATATCACCTGCTTGTCTGATACCCC